ACGAGTGAGCAGCAGCATGCAAGCCAGAGGTATAACAATGGTAAGAGTAGGCGAGTGGCATAGTGGGGAATACTTGCGATATAATCCCCACCGAGGGCGTCGCGGATGGGTCAAGTGGGTAGGTTCTTCCACGGTGAACCCATGCGGGTAACGTGGCACGGCTGCATTTCCCTATGAATGGGGCCAAATTTGGGCCGTTTATATTGCAGAATTGAGCACATCCAAGAACTCCAGAAAATGCGCGTGAACCCTACGTGAAAAGCAATAAGAACGAATTCAAGGACGTGCGTGTCGGCACCGGCTATCTGATGGGACTGTTCAGCGTCTCACGTCAGACAATTTCGAATTGGATTGACCAGGGACTGCCGAAAGTCTCGCGGGGGAAATTCAGTCTGCGCGTTTCCGTTGCGTGGGTGATGGAGCGGGACCGCAAGCGTGTCGATGAACGCCTGGCGGCGATGGGATACGAGGAGCAGGACGCCAGACTTAAGTCTGCACAGGCGGGGTTGCGGGAACTCGAGCTCGCCCGTCAGCGCGAACAGGTGATGCTCGTCGATGAGCACAGGCGGTTGATGTCGGAAATGGTAATCTCCGCAAAATCACACCTCAGATCGTTGCCCTCCAAGATGGCGCCGCAGATCGCGCACCAGGATGCCATATTCATTCAACAAGAACTTCAGCAGGAGATCAATGACATCCTCACAGGACTCTCGCGACGTGGCGCTGATACCGACAAGCCCGGACCGGCTGACCGAGATCGAGCGGTGGGGGTACAGTCTCTGGGCCCCGCCGCCGGACCTGACGGTAAGTCAGTGGGCCGACGAGTACCGGTACATTCCGCCAGAAGAAAATCCCACAGAGCACGGAAAGTGGCGCACAAGCAGAGCTGAATATCAGCGCGGCATGATGGATGTGTTCAACGAGCCGTACACGCACACGGCCGTATACATGACCTCCGGGCGTGTGGGCAAGACTTCGGTGCTCATGAACACGATGGGTTATTGCATCCACCTGGATCCCTGCCCGATGCTCGGGATCCAGCCCACAGATCAGGACGCGCGCGATTGGTCGAAGGATGATATCTCCAGTACGATTCGCGACACCCCGGTGCTTACTGAACTGGTGATCGACAGCGGCCTTAAGCGATCTGATTCAACAATGACGCATAAAATTTTTCCCGGAGGGTACCTCAATCTAGCCGGCGCGAACAGTCCTCGAGGATTCCGGCGCGTCACGATGCGCGTCATTCTCGCCGATGAGGTCGATGGCTACCCGGCGAGCGCAGGAGATGAAGGCGATCCGCTCGAGCTCGCGAAGAACCGCACGATGACGGTGTGGAACAGGAGGATCCTGATTACCTCCACCCCGACCGTGACCGGGGTATCGAGAATCGAGGAGGAATGGGAGCTCTCCGACAAACGGCACTGCTTTGTTCCCTGCCCGAAGTGCGGTCACTTCCAGGTGCTGATCTTCTGGGGCCGCTCGAAGTTTGCGAACCTCACGAACGGGAAAGGCTATCTCAAGTTTGACAACGACAACGGTCACGTGAAGAATGTGCGCTACGTTTGCGAGAACTGTGAGGCCGAGCTGACCGAGGCGGACAAGATCGCGATGGTCCGCAAGTGTGAGTGGCGCGCGCTCGAGCCGGACAGGAAGGGCGTCGCGGGCTTTCATATCAACACACTCTACAGCACGTTCGTGACCTGGGAGGATGTTGCGCAGAACTTCCTCAATGCCCAGGGGAGCCAGGAGAAGCTCCGTGCGTTCGTCAACGTGTGGCTCGGTGAGACCTGGGATGACGGGGAATCGTACTCTGTCTCAGTCGAGGCCCTCTTTAACCGCCGCGAACAGTACACGAAGGTCCCGAACAAGGTGCTTGTGCTCACGCTCGCCTGCGACGTACAGCACAACCGCCTCGAGATCGTGGTGAAGGGCTGGGGGCTGAACGAGGAATCATGGCTGATCGACTACGAAGTGATCATGGGGCAACCGGAGGTGAAGACGACCTGGGCGCTCTTCGACGACTACCTCAAGAAGGAGTGGGAGCGCGAGGATGGGACAAAGATGCGGCCCCTGACATCCTTCGTTGACTCGGGCTACCTCTCCCACGTGGTGTATGCTTTCTGCCGGGCCCGGCAGCATCGCCGCGTGTACGCGATCAAGGGCCGGACGCCGTGCAATTCCCTCTTCATCAAGCCCGCACGCCGCGGGAAGTCCTCGGAACGGGTGGTGACGATCGGGACGGACCATGCCAAGGAGGCCATTTTCCCGCGCCTGCGTGTGGCGGACGAGAAGCACGAGGGGTACATGCACTACAACCAAAAAGCCAGCGCGGAATATTTCGACGGGCTGACCTCGGAGAAACCGGTGATCGTGATCGCGAAGAACGGATCGCGCCGGCGGATCTGGCGCAGGCTCAAGAACCGGGCGAATGAGCCGTGGGATCTCGAGGTGTACAACTATGCAGCTCTCAAGTTCTCGCGGGTCAATCTCGAGCAGCGGCATAAAGATCTCGAGTCGATGGAGAAGAAGGACCCATCCATTCCGGGATCCGACGCCCCCCCTGTGCCGGTGAAGCAGGACGTCTTCCGTCCGAAAAACAACTGGGTAAAGAACTGGTGAGGGTGGTATGATTTTACATGGTGACGCATTGAATATGCTCAAAACTCTGCCGGATGAATCGGTGCAATGTTGCGTGACGAGTCCTCCATACTTTGGCTTGCGTGATTATTCGGTTCAGGGCCAGATCGGTCTCGAGGACTCTCCCAATGCTTACGTTGCCAAGTTGGTTGCGGTATTCCGTGAGGTACGGCGGGTGCTGCGTTCTGATGGCGTACTCTGGCTTAATCTCGGGGACAGTTACGCAGGAAGTGGGCGCGGCAGAGATGCAGACGGTACGTGGAACCCTGGCAAGGGTGGGTCGAAACAAGAAACAAATCACGGCGCAATTACGGGCAGGGTGGTGAACCCAAAATCGTTCAGTAAGGGTGCGATTGATGCGGGAGCGATTGGCAACGCTTGGGTAAAACCGCCGCAGGGATTCAAAGCAAAGGACTTGATGGGAATTCCGTGGATGGTGGCGTTTGCTCTGCGTACCGATGGTTGGTGGCTACGTCAGGACATCATTTGGAGCAAGCCGAACCCCATGCCGGAATCAGTGACAGACCGATGCACCAAGAGCCATGAGTACATATTCCTGTTGAGCAAGAGTGCAACGTATTTCTACGACAACGAAGCGGTGAAGGAACCATATACAGCAGAAATCGACCGATGGGGTGGAGACTTTAAGCGTCGTGCAATAAACGAGAAGATTGACCCGGATGGTATGGCGAATGCGAACAGCTTAGCTCGATGCGGACGGGATATGAGACTTGACAAGAATGGCCGCAACCGCCGCTCCGTCTGGAACATCACAACCAAGCCTTTCTCCGGCGCACACTTCGCAACATTTCCTCCTGAAATACCGGAAATCTGTATCAAGGCAGGGAGCAAGAAAGGTGATACAATCCTTGACCCCTTTGCCGGAAGCGGTACAACACTGGAAGTGGCTGCAAGACTTGACCGTAACTACATCGGGATTGAACTGAACGAGAAGTACATCAAGGACTTGATTGAACCAAGGCTGGCGAATGTGAACCCATTGTTTCAGGTGAACCCATGCGAGTAGACTGGTAGGCCCATGCACATCAATCTCAATAAGGCGAACACCGAGAAGTTCCTCCCCTGGGCGAGCAAGGCGGGCTGTTCTGTTGGTGAGCTGGTGAATCTCTACCTTGAGGCTATGGAGGAAATCGAAGTGAAGCGGAAGGTGACGGTCACAGTGAAGCCGGAGCCAGAGTCGCCGCCGAAGACCTTCACGAAACAGTCCGGATGGGTCAACAGATGGTGAACAAAAAACTTGACACAAACTTGACCACCTCGCCTATTGACACGAGGCTGCACGAATTGTAGATTGTCCGCGTGAGCTGATCCCTCACATGACACGGCTTCACAAGAGCCGATGGTTCAACGCCCACCTCTAGGGGAGTGGGCGTTTTTTTATTTACCGGAGTCCGAATGTTCGACGTTGCAGAGATTAACGCCGGCGACACCGTAGAGTGGAGCGCAACATTCTCCGACTATCCCGCCTCCGCAGGTTGGGCCGCAAATTACTACTTCGCCGGCGAGGTCAACAAGACTATCGCAGGCGTGGCAAACGGCAACAGTTTCGACTTCACACTCCCCGCCGCAGATTCAACCGCTATGGGTGGACCCTCTGATCGCGTGCTAGCCTATGTGTGTAAGGTATCCCTCGCGGGCGTCGTCCATACGGTCGACTCCGGAACCGTGACAGTCCAGCGGGATCCGGCAACCGCAGTACCCGGCTACGACGGCCGCTCAGACGAACGCATAACCCTCGAGCTCATCAAAGCGGCGATTCGCGACTGGGCGACGAATCCCTACCAGGCACTTACGATTGGCGGCCGCACGTCGCAGTGGAGCTTGAACGAACTTATCCGGCTCCGGGGTCTGTATTCCCGGCTGGTCAGAAACGAGGACGCGAAGGAACGCATCGCCAAAGGCCTCGCCCCCGGCAACCGCACACTCATCCAATTCGACCGATGAACTTCGTGCAAGATCTGAAATATGCTTTCGGCAGCCTCCTGAGAGAATGGGGATTCATCCCTCCGGTGAAGAAACGCGGCTTCGATGCCGGCAGGGTGACGAGGACGAACCGGGATTTTTCCGCGACCCCCACCTCGGTGGAGATGGACTGGCTGAGCGCATTCCAGTTTGTGCGGCAGCGGGCGCGCGACCTGGTGAAGAACAACGATTACGCTAAGAAGATGCTTTTGAATTTCCGCGTGAACGTGGTCGGTCCCTTCGGTTTCAAATTTCAATCGAACGTCAAAGAGTTCGTCAAGGACGAGAAGGGCGCCTGGGCGCTCAAGTCCGATGAAGTGGCAAACGGCAAGATCGAATCGGCGATCAAGGATTGGTCGAAACGCAACAACTGTTCGGTCGACGGCGGCTACACGCTGCGCGCGATCGAAGACCTAGCCGCGCAGTATTGGTTCCGTGACGGCGAAGCGATTATCCGTGTAGTCAAGAATCCCGACGCGAAGTATGCCGCGCAGCTGCAGCTGATCGAGCCGGAAGCACTGGATGAGACGATGAACGCGGTACTACCCAACGGCCACGTCGTGAAGATGGGTGTCGAGGTGGACCAGTGGCGCAGGCCGGTGAATTATTATTTCCTCTCCCGCACGCCGCAAAGCGAACTCTACGGGATGCTCGCCTTCGGCGCCAAGCACGACATCATCCCTGCCGATGAGATCATTCACCTCTACGATCGTGAGTTCGTCAATCAGACCCGTGGCATCACCCTCTTGGTTCAAAGCATGCTCCGTTTGCGCATGCTCACCGGCTACGAAGAAGCTGCGCTCTTCAACGCGCGCGCCTCCGCGAACAAGTTGATGGTCTTGGAGAACCGGGAGAATGATGTCGGCGAGGAATCGCTCCCCGGTAATGCGAAAGATAGCCAAGGCAATAAGATTCTCGCGATGGCGCCGGGCGAGGTGTTGGATGTCGGCGACAAGCATGTTGTCGAGGTGAGTCCGGACTATCCGACCGCGCAGCATGAGATGTTCGTCAAGACCACGATGCACGGTGTCTCGGCCGGTGTGGGTCAGGCGTACTCGTCAGTCACCAACGATCTGGGCGATACGAGCTATTCATCGGCGCGCGTGGGTCTCCTGGAAGAGCGTGAGATATGGAAGCTCCGGCAGCAAATCTTCATCGAGATATTCCTGGAGCCGATGTTCAGCAAGTGGTTGCCACGCGCAATCCTCTCCGGTCAACTCACGCTCCCGATGGCGAAGGTAGACAAGTTCGACGCGCCTTCCTGGATCGGACGGCGTTGGGCCTGGGTGGATCCGCTGAAGGATCTCGCAGCGATGGGCCTGGCGCGGGAACTCAAGATTGAAACGCTCACACAGCAGCTCGCGGAAAGCGGGAATGATTTGCTCGAGCAGCTGCAGGAGTTCGAGGAGGAAGAGATTGCGGCCCAGGCTCACGGCCAGACTACGATCGTGAAGAG